CAAGCGGAACCTACCGCCATTCCCTAGCCAGTCTCTTAGTAGCCACAGGCTGGTGGCCACCTGCTGTAGAGTTTGATATTGCTGATCTAAACACCACAGTGAAGCTGTTAAACGAAAGCCGAAAGCGATGAGCCTAGAAACAAGCGCAGAAATTACAGGTTTGAAGCAAGCACTGTCAGAGCTAAGCAAGTTAGACAAGTCAGCGCGCTTTAAGGCTGCAGCCAAGATTAAGGCCAGTAGCCCGGCAATGCTTGAGGAAGGCCGTAAGCAGTTTCCGTCAGAAATTGGCGTAAGCATGATTCGTGGCTGGGGCAACAAAGGCAGGCTGGGCTACAACAAAACCGCTGTGGACAAAGGTGTGCAAATCATGGTGGGTGGGCGCGCTCGATCAGGTGTAACACCATTAGTAACGCTGGTGCAGAAAAGTGCAGCTGGCGCAATGTTTAGTCAGGCAGGCACAAAAAACAACAGCCAATTTTCTGATTTGCTTGCCAGTGTTTTTGGCAGGCCTCAGCGTGGCTTGTGGCGATCACGTGCTTTCATTGCAGAGCAAGGCACAGCTGACATTATGAAAGCCGTGGATGAAGTAATCGCTGACGCTAATCGAGCACTACAAGCAAGGACATCTGGCTAATGGCTATCTACCTACCAATCGTTACGCAATTCAATCCAAAGGGATTAAAGGAAGCCGAAAAAGGCTTTAAGGATTTAGAAGGCGCGCAGGCTAAGGCAAAATATGCGCTAGGCAAAGCCAACAAATATGCAGCCGTGGCGCTTGGTGGTTTAGTTGCTGGCCTTGGTGATGCTGTCAAGGGTGCTATGGAAGATGAGCAAGCCCAAGCAATGCTGGCGCGTCAGCTACAAAAAACCACTGCAGCTACTGATGCACAGATCGCTGGCGTCGAGTCCTACATAACTCAGCAGGGAAAACTTAAAGGCGTTACTGATGATGAATTGCGCCCGGCACTTGCTGGACTTGTCAGAGCCACGATGGACATTGACGAAGCCCAGAAAGCCGCCAACTTGTCTATGGACATTGCAGCCGCTAAAGGGATAAGCCTTGAGACAGTTACTAAGGCTATGGAAAAGGCGTATGGCGGCAACATGACTGCCCTAGCGAAACTGTCCCCAGAGCTACGCCAGATGATTAAAGACGGCGCAAGCATGGAAGAAGTTATGGCTGAGATGGCTGTCACTTTTGGCGGTGCCGCTACTGATTCCGCTAACACTGCTGCAGGCTCAATGAAGCGTTTAGGCGTTGCCCTTGGTGAGGCTAAAGAAGGTGTAGGCGCTGCACTGTTACCTATTCTTGAAAAGGCTCTACCAGTCCTGCAATCGTTCGCGACGTGGGCACAAGACAACCCAACACTGATTACGGCTGTGGTTGTTGCTTTCGGTGCTCTAGCAGCTGCCGTTGTTTTGGTTAATGCAGCCATGGCGTTAAACCCTGCAGTGCTGATCACGGCTGGCATTGTTGCCTTAGGCGTTGCTTTGGTCATGGCCTATAAGCGCTTTGATACTTTCCGCGCTGTAGTTAATGCCGTGGTTAATCAGGTGGCGCGTAACTTTGAGTTTATGGCTAACGCGTTTATCACAATGATTAACGTAGTTATCAAGGGCATTAACTTGATTAAGCCTGGCAAAGACATTGGCTCACTTGGGCAAATTAGCCTTGGGCGTTTAGGTGGCGAAGGTAGTGCATCTGGTGGCGCTAACCCTGCAGGACTCGACTACAAAGCAATGGCTACCGGGGGCATTGTGACTAGCCCTACCTTTGCACTTATTGGTGAGGCAGGCCCAGAGGCTGTTATCCCATTGTCCAAAATGGGTGGCATGGGTGGCGGCGTAACCATCAACGTCAATGGTGGCGACCCTAATGCTGTAGTAACGGCTTTGCGTAACTACATGAGACAAAACGGCTCCATACCAATAACCACTGCAAACATTTACTAATGCCACAGAATTACACCGTTTCGTATTCCACAGACAATGTGACGTTCACAGCCCTCAGCAATGTTCAGGGCATCAGCATAAACATTGGCCGTAAAGCGCTAATAGATAACTACTCAGCAGATACTTGCTCAATAGATGTTTGGTACCCAACTGGCTATTACTCACCCATTGCAGCAATGGTTACAGGCACTTTTATAAAGGTTGTAAACACCACCTCAAGCAAAGTCATCTGGTACGGGCGTATCACAGACACAGCAGTTTCTTACGGCATTGTGTACAGCGCTGGCACAACCATTGGCAACTCTGACAGGCTCAGTATCTCAGCCGAAGGTGCACTAGCCCAATGGGGACGCGCTCGAGGTAACGGCTACTCAATGGCTGCTGGCACAGCCTCTGTGCAACTTGCTGCAGCTTCAACTTCTAATGGCCTCAACTCAAGCAGTAACTATTCGGCTTCTGATAACCCGGCATTGGCTGCCACAACTGTTTCTAGTTCATGGGCTGACTGGTTCAACAAATGGACAGCAACGCTAAATGGCCGTATCCGCCAGGGCGATAACACCGTAGTAGCTGTGTCTAAATACTCAGGCGCTAACTCAGCAGTAAACTTTTCTGACACAACCAATGACGCTACTAATCAGGTCTATGACGTTATTGACTTTCAAAGCCTTGGGCAAAACTATTTTACGCAGATCACAATTAGCCCTGAAAGCTACTCAGCACAGGTGGCTTCTAGTGGCTCGGCACCGTTCCGAAACTTAAACCTGCAGACGTTTAACAACTCAACTGCACAGGCTTTGGACTTTGCTAATTACTTGCTAACTCAATATGGCAGCACCTCTTTTGCTTTGGCTTCTGTGTCATGCCTTGCTGAGGCTCAAAACACAATGAAATTGGACAACATTGGCACAGGCTTTTGGGATTGCATTGGGGCAGCTGTAACAGTGACTTTCCGTGGCACCGTGTACTACGCCATTATTGAAGGCGCATCGTTTACGGCTTCGCCTGAATCGTCGCGCTATACCTTTTACTTATCAGGCGCAGACCTTAACTCGTACCTGATTCTCAATAACGCAGTTCAAGGCCGACTTAACTTTAACAAACTAGGATATTAAATATGACCGTTACATCAACTTTTGTCAGTGGGCAAGTCCTCACCGCCACGGATGCCAACAATATGGCTAACAGCGGATTGACTTACATAACATCGGCAACCTTTTCTGGTGCTGGAACCAAATCCATTAACTCATGCTTTGACAGCACATATACGAACTATCGAATTATTGTGCAGATTGACAGCGTGTCAGCCAACAGCGTTGTGGCGTTGCGTTGGCGGTCTGGTGGCGCAGACAATGTCACTGCTCAGTACTATTGGTCACTGCAGAATATGTTATGGAATGCAACCACATCAACTAACGGTGGTGGCGCAGATACTTCATGGACGCTGTTTTGGACAAACACAACTATTCCTTCTATGGCAGTTATTGAGGCGTGTGGGCCTCAAAAGGCACAGCCAACTTTTGCCACAGTTGCATCGTCAGGCGACAACTCAGCACATACATCATGGGTTGCCTCGGCTGGTGGCCATTTCTTAAACACCACATATCAAGCAACTGGCCTTACTGTGTTCACAAGTTCCGGCACATTACAGGGAACTATCACCGTTTACGGATACCGCCAAGCATGAGAAAAAGCCTGATTCTATTGGTGATTTGCGCATCGCTCACCGCTTGCGCAGATCGTGAACGGCTTAACTGCCCACCAACAAAAAACAAAGCCCTACGCGGCGTAACCGAAACAATCACCCCAACAACACCAGCGCCCCCATACGGCACAGGCGGAAAGTGCGTATGAAACCAGACAACAGACACACAAACGAAGAAATAAAAGCACGACTTATCTTTGTTGTAGCCATCGGCTTAACACTTGCTTTTCTTGCTTCCATCCTGGCATTGCTCTATGGCCTTTTATTTGTTACCCAGCCTCTCGAGGTCTCACCCAATGACGATGCGGCTTGGTCTGTACTTTCACCAATGCTCGCCACCCTTACTGGCGGGCTCTTGGGGGTCTTAGCTGGTAATGGTTTGAAGAATGGCCCTAAAGAGCCACCAGCACCATGAAATACACCGGGTACGACAAAACAGCCACAGCCAAAATGGCAGGCACCGAAAAGTTTGTTGATCTCTGTAATCGCCGTTGGGGCTTTACGAACCTAGGCACGCTCGTGGTCAGGCAGATGCGATCTGGTCAGGGCATGAGTGTGCACAGTACGGCTAGGGGTGCAGATATTGGCTTTTCTGACACAAAAGAGGGGCGCGCTGCAGCTGTGCAAGCAATGCTTTGGTTTGTCAAGTATTACAAAGAGCTAGGCATTGAAGAAGTGCACGACTACGGCGGTCTAATTAACGGCACGTGGCAGGGCTGGCGATGCAATCGCAACGGCAAGCCAGGCTGGAAGAAGTGGACTGATACTGACAACGGTGGGTCAAAAAACGGGCGCTGGATTCATGTAGAACTTGCCCCGCAATCGAATGGTGGCCACGCTGAGGATGGCGTAGCCCTAGAGGCTGCATGGCGCGCACTTCCTAAGCCATAAAGGATTCCCAGACATTGTTTGAGCAGTGCTGGGGCTAGGTGGTGGGTACTTTGTTTCCATTGGGTATCCACCACCGACTTTCTAAATTGTGTAAAGTAACCACCGCTACTCAAATAGCAGAAAGTCAGAGGAAACATGACATACACCGACCTACCACTATTTCGGGCAACCGACCCTGAAACCTCACGGCAAGTCAGCCCTATACGGGTGGGAACCCATCGAGCGTTACTGCTCGAGCAGTACTTTTACGCAACTCTTGGCCTGACCGATGAAGAGGCAGGCGCTCGAGCCGCGCTGGCTGGTCACGAAATAAAGGGCTACTGGAAGCGCTGCAGTGACTTACGCACCATTGGACTAATTGAGGACTTAGGCATCCGTAGAGCGCTCCTGAGCGGCTCTCAGGGCATTGTGTGTGGCATCACCCAAAAGGGTATGGACATGGTTAGGGGCTGGGCATGAAAACCTACAGCCACGAACAAATGGTCATAGCCGTCCTATTCGGCTGGTGCCTATCTTGGGCATATTTCAAGCTCGTTAACCGCTACTGGAATAAGTGATGCTCCCAACATGGGGCTACACCGTCCTAAGGTCTAGAGACAAACTAACCATGGTTCAAATCTTCACAGACTTGACCACAGGCCTGATTGAGTACACCCAAGTTTGCACACGTGCAGAGTCTTGGCACTTATGGGGGCCGCCAACAGAAGTAGAGAGAGTTGATTAAGAAACTCATGGCACTAACGCTTATTCTCGCCCTATCCGCCCCAGCCCACGCAAGTGCAGCTGCTGACCCTCACGCTAAATACAACGGCGTGTTACCAGATCGTTATTACGATTTAATGGCCTTGTGCGAAACGGGTGGCAACTGGTCACACAGCACCAAGTCGTACACAGGTGGTTTAGGTATTCACCGGCAGACCTTCCGCACTTGGTCTAACTACAACTCAGCCAAAGGGCTAACACCTAAGCAACAAGTCAAGGTTGCTGATGCCATTGCCTTCAAGTCGCATGTCGAGCGCTCAGGGCGTAAGGTATGGCGCGTTGGGCCGTGGGGCTGGGGCTGTCTGAAAGGACAAAAACACCTACAAGCTTTCATCTGTCAATCCCGTCACAAGGATGTGCAAAGATGGAAACGCAACTGCA